ATGGAGCAAATGACCCTCTATCGCCCGAAGATCGGAGCGGAACAGGTGCGCGAGGCCGCGCAGATCCTGAAAAAGTACAAGATCGGCAAAAAACATCTGGAAGAGCGCATTATCGACAACGAACAGTTTTGGAAACTACGCCACTGGGAGCAAATGGAAAAGGACGGACAGGGCGGCAATCCCGACGACCCCCAGCCCGCCAGCGCCTGGCTGGTGAACTGCATCCTGGGCAAACACGCCGACGCTATGGACGCCTACCCCCAGCCCACTGTGCTGCCTCGGGCCGAGGACGACCGGGCCGAAGCCCAGCGCCTCACCCGCATCCTTCCCGTCATCCTCAAGAAAAACCAGTTCAAACGTACCTACGCCAACTGCTGGTGGTACAAGCTCAAGTCCGGCTGTGCCGTCTACGGCGTCTTCTGGGACAACACCAAGCTGGGCGGCCTGGGCGACATCGCCATCCGCAAAATGGACATCCTCAACCTCTTCTGGGAACCGGGCGTCACCGACATCCAGGATTCCCCCCATTTCTTCTCCACCGAGCTGGTGGCCAATGACGAACTCCGCCGCCGATACCCCTTTTTGGAGGGCAAGCTCGCCTCCGGCGGCAGCACCGTCAGCCGCTACCTCTACGACGACACCGTGGACACCTCCGGCAAATCACTGGTGGTGGACTGGTACTATCACACCGAGGTAAACGGACGAAAAGTGCTGCAATACTGCAAATTTACCGGAGAAAACGTACTGTACGCCACGGAAAACGACCTGACTGTGCCTGCCGAGACCGTGCAAAGCGGTGTGGACGACAAGGCACAGCCCCTCTTTGCCCGGTTCCCGGTGGGCGTGCCCATGGCCAGCCGGGGCTGGTACGACCACGGCCTCTACCCCTTTATCTTTGACCCCCTCTTCCCAGAGGAGGGTACCCCCTGCGGCTACGGCTACATCGACCTGTGCAAGTCGCCCCAGAAGCAGATCGACCTCATGAACCAGGCCATTCTCAAAAACACCCTGGCCGCCGCCACGCCCCGCTTCTTCATCCGCGGCGACGGCGCCCTCAACGAGGCCGAATACGCCGACTGGACCACACCCTTCGTCCACACCAACGGCAACCTGGGCGCCGATTCCATCGCCCCCATCCAGTCCGCGCCGCTGCCCGGCATCTATGTCTCTGTCCTCAACAGCAAGATCGCCGAGATGAAGGAGACCGCCGGCAACCGCGACGTGGCCAACGGCGGTACTGCCTCCGGCGTCACCGCCGCCACCGCCATCGCCGCCTTGCAGGAGGCAAGCGGTAAGCTCAGCCGCAACATGATCGCAGACAGCTACGAGGTGTTTTCCGATATGGTGACCATGTGCATCGAGCTGATCCGCCAGTTTTACGACTTGCCCCGCCAGTTCCGGCTCCTTGGCCCCCTGGGCGCTTCGGAGTTTGTCAGCTATGACAACCGCGCCCTGCGCCTCCAGACAGACGACCCCACCGGCTACCGGGTGCCGGAGTTTGATCTGGAGGTGGCAGCCCAGGACGAGAGCCCCTACAAGACCATGGAGTACAACCAGCTGGCTCTCCAGTTCTTCCAGTTGGGCTTCTTCAACCCCGCCCTTGCCGACCAGGCGCTGGGCTGTCTGGATATGATGGACTTTAAAAATAAGGATCATCTCATGGCCGCCATCACACGCAACGGAACCCTCGCCCAGGAAAACCAGCGGCTCAAAACGCAGCTCTATCAGATCGCCCTGGTGGTTGACAAGCTGCGGGGCACGCATCTGTCGGAGAAATTGCAGGGAAGCACCGAACCTGCGGAGAAGCTGCCGAAAACGGGTGTAAAGCAAAATGACCTGCCAGTTAAAACGGCGGTACAACGGCGCATGGACAAGGCTCGCGCCACCGCCCGGGGCGTCACTCAGCCCCAATGATCCGGATATGCTATGAGCCCGGCGCCCACCGTTTGACCGCCGACGGCCACGCGGGCTTCGCCCCCCGGGGACAGGACATCGTCTGCGCCGCCGTGTCGGCGCTGCTCTTTGCCCTCATCGGCGATCTACAGCAGCGCCCCCATACCTTGCGGCGGTTGGACATTCAGCCGGGCCATGTGGTCATCGCCGGTGCGGAAGAGGACTGCGAGGCGGCATTTTCTCTGACGGTGGAGGGCTTCCGCCAGATCGCCATGCGGTATCCGGCCTTTGTGGCCGTTACCATAAAAGGGTCGTGACCTGCCACGGACAAGGGAAAGGAGTGTATTTCCATGGAAAATCGAGCAATTTGTCAAACGTGGGACCTTCAGCTTTTTGCCGGGGAGGAAACCCCTACAAATGATTCTGTAAAGTCAGAATACTTGACAGATAAAACGGGCGGAGAAACCACCGCGCCTCCCGACGCCGGGGAGGCACCTGACGCGGACGCCTTTGAAGAACTGATCCGGGGCCGCTACAAAAAGGAATTTGACCAGCGGGTGCAGAAGATCCTGGATGGCCGCTTTCGCAAGGCCCGGGAGGAGCAGGAGACGCTGGAAAAAATGCGGCAGGAGGACGACCGCCGGCGTGCCGGCGAGGCGGCCCGCGCCCAGGAGACGCTGCGCCGTCTGGAGCAGAGCGCTCCGGACATTGCGGCCGTGTACCCCGACTTCGACTGGCGGGAGGAACTGAAAAACGAGACCTTCGGCCATCTGGTGGCCGCCGGGGCCGATCCACGGAGCGCCTATGAGGTGGCGCACCGGGACGAAATTTTGCACCGGGCCATGCGTTACAGCGCCGACCGCACCCGGGAAGAGGTGGCCCGTTCCCTGGCCGCCCGGAGCCGGGTGCCCGAAAACGGCACCGCCGCCCAGGCCGCCGCCGTGCTGCGCGCCGACCCCGCCCTCCTCACCCCGGAGGAACGGCAGGACATACGCCGCCGCGTCCAAAACGGAGAGAAGATCCGATTCTGAAATAACCGACAAATATTGACTATAAAGGAGAAATACTATGCATACTTTGAACCTTGATTTGCAGCTCTTTGCTGCCGAGCCCAACACCCAGGTGTCCACCCAGGGCACGCTGAGCCCTGAAATGAAGACCTACTACGGTATGGAACTGCTGGAAAATGCCAAGCCGGAGCTGGTTCACAACCAGTTCGCCGCCACCAAGGCTGTCCCTGTGGGGGGCGGCAAGACCGTGGAGTGGCGTAAGTTCGGCTCCTTTGAAAAGGCACTGACACCCCTCGCCGAGGGCGTGACCCCCGACGGCAGCGGCATCACCGTCAGCCACATCACCAAGGAACTGGCCCAGTACGGCGACTACACCACGGTGTCCGACATGCTGGATCTCACCGCCATCGACGACGTGGTGCTGGAGATCACCGACAAGCACGGCGCCAACATGGGTCTGACCCTGGATACCGTCACCCGCAACGAGATCCAGCAGGGCAATCAGGTGATCTACGCCCCCGTCATCGGCGTGGGCGGCGCGCTCACCGCTGTCACCTCCCGCTATGCCGTCACCCCCGCCTGTCGTCTCACCGCCGAGCTGGTGGCCAAGGCCGCCACGCAGCTTAAAAAGATGAACGCCCCCAAGTTCGACGGCAAGTACATCTGCATCATCCACCCCAGCGTGGCCTATGATCTGCGCCAGGATGAGGCGTGGGTGGAGGCCCACAAGTATGCCGCTGCCACCGAACTCTTCTCCGGCGAGATCGGAGAGCTCCATGGCGTCCGCTTCGTGGAGACCACCGAGGCCAAGGTCTTCCGGGGCGAGGATCTGGCGTCCAACAGCCGCACGCTGGCGGTGAACGGCGCGGTGAACGCTTCCGCTTCCGTGCCCTTCGACGGCGGCGCCGTGGCCTCCGGCGCTCTGGTGGGCCGCTATGTGATTATCGGCGGCACCCGCGCCCGCGTTTCGGCCAACACTGCCTCCGCTCTGACGCTGGAAACGCCCGTGACCGCCGCCGACAACGCCGTGATCTATCCCGGTGAGGGCGGCGCCGACGGCATCGCCGTCTACGGCTGCCTTTTCATCGGAAAGGGTGCCTACGGCGTGGTGGACCTGTCCGAGGGCACCGAGGTCATCGTGAAGCCCCGCGGTTCCTCCGGCACCGCCGATCCCCTGGATCAGCGCTCCACCGTGGGCTGGAAGGGCGTCCACGCCGCGGCTATCCTCTACGACGAATACATGGTGCGCGTGGAGTGCGGGTCGTCCTATTCCGGCGAAGATAAAGGAAACTGACGGGCGTTGACGTTTTGATGTTTTGACGGTTGACATTTAAAAAAAGGAGACTTTGCCATGAAACAACAGGAAACACCCACGGTATCCGTGACGCTGCCCCGGGGCCGCAAGGAGGAGGAAAACTTTGTGCTGGTTTCCGTCAACGGGCGCAGCTTCAAAATTATGAAAGGCGTGGAGGTGTCAGTGCCTTACTATGTGGCAGAGGTGCTGGAAAACGGCCGCATGATGGCCGAGACCGCACGCCGCTATGTGGACCGCATGACCCACTGAGAAAGGAGGGACGCTCCAATGACCATTGCGCAGGCACTGGCGCAGATCGACGCGCTTGCCCCCAACACTTTTTCCGCCGCCGAGAAACTCCGCTGGCTCAGCGAGGCCGAGGGCCATGTGGCGGAGGAGATCCTCAAGGCGCAGCAGGGCGCTGAAAGTGTGTCCTTTTTTGGCTACGACGAGACCACCGACACCGCCACGGCGCTTTTGGCGCCGCCCCCTTACGACAGCCTGTACCGCTTTTATGTGGAGGCGCAGATGGACTACGCCAATGGCGAGGTGACACGCTGCAACAACGCCCGCGGCGAGTGGAACAACGCCTTCGCCGCCTATCAGGCGTACTGCACCCGGACGCGGCGCCCGCTGGCCGCCCAGAGCGCCTTGCGCTTTTGCTGAAAGGAGGAAAATAAGTGTTTTTCCCCACACTCACGCCGCCCCGGCAGATCCGGGCTTCGGTGACGCGCTTCCTCGGCTATGACCGCAGCCCCCGCACGGCGGAGGGCGCCTTCACCGCCATGGAAAATATGACCTCTCAGAGCTATCCCACCTTGTCCGTCCGGCCTCGGCGAGGCACCGTGGCAGCGCTGAATACACCCCTGGGGCTTATCGCCCGGGACAACCTCGTCTGGTGCGACGGCACGCATCTGGTGATAGGCGGCTATCAGACCGGCCTTGTCCTCTCACCCAACAGTGAAAAGCAGCTGGTGAGCATGGGCGCGTATCTGGTGATCTTTCCGGACAGGGTCTACATCAACACCCGTGACCTGTCGGACTTTGGAACACTGGAAAACACCGCTGTCACCACCGGCACTGTCAGCTTTACCCTCTGCCGTTCAGACGGCGACCCCTTCGACAGCTGCACCGTTTCCGCCGCCGCCCCCGAAAACCCGGCCGCCGGCGCTTTGTGGCTGGACACCTCCGGGCAGACGCCGGTGCTGCGCCAGTACGACGCGGCCGCCGCCGGATGGACGATGACCGCCGCCACCTATGTGAAGCTCTCCGCCGCCGGCATCGGCCGGGGCTTTGCCCCCGGCGACGGCGTCACCGTCTCCGGCTGCGGAAAAGAGGACTTCAACGGCGGCTTCGTCCTCTCCGCCGTGGGAAACGATTTTCTGGTGCTGCCCGGCGTTCTCTCCGCGGCCTACTCCCAGACCGCCGCCCTTACCGTCCGCCGCTTGGTGCCGGAGATGGATTTCGTGACAGAGTGCGGAAACCGGCTTTGGGGCTGTAAATACGGCCTTGTAAACGGCGAGACCGTCAATGAGATCTATGCCTGCAAGCTGGGGGACTTCAAAAACTGGAATTGCTTCGCCGGCCTTTCCACCGACAGCTACGCCGCCGCCCGGGGCGCCGACGGCCCCTTTACCGGCGCGGTCACCCATCTGGGCTGTCCCCTCTTTTTCCGGGAACACAGCCTGGAGAAGGTTTACCCCTCCGCTTCCGGCGCCCACCAGATCGTCACCACCGAATGCGACGGTGTTCGCAAAGGCAGCGGGCGCAGTCTTTGCGTGGTGGAGGGCGTCCTTTATTATCACGGTTCCGGCGGTGTATGCGCTTATGACGGAAGCCTGCCTCAAAATGTCTCCGCCGCTTGGGGCGACGCGGTCTATCAGTACGGTGTGGCCGGAAGCATAGGCGGCTGCTATTACATCAGTGTGCAGGACGGCGGCACGGCATGGCACCTCTTCTGCTATGATACCCGACGGAAGCTCTGGCACCGGGAGGACGCCACCCACGCCATTGCCTTTGCCGCCGCGGCCGGCGAGCTCTACTGCCTGGAAGCCGGGGGCAGGGTGCTGGCATTGCTGGGCACCCAGGGGACCGTGGAGGGCCGCGTCCCCTTTCTGGCCGAGACCGGCGATTTGGGTCTGGAAGACATGGAGCATAAATATTTGCAGCGGGTGGAACTATCCCTGCTGCTGGGTGAGGGCACCACGCTGAGCGTTTGCGTCAGCTACGACAGCGGCGCCACATGGGAACTGAAAGGCTCTCTCACCGGCACGTCCCGCCGGGCGGTGGTGCTGCCCATCCGCCCCCGGCGCTGCCATCACCTGCGGCTGCGGCTGCGGGGCACGGGGGACTGCCAGGTCTATGCCCTTTGCGGCGTCTATGAAAAGGGGAGTGATACGCCGTGAACGTCACCGCTTTCGCGCCGCCCCCACAGCCCGCGGGGACACTGGAAAAACAACTCTTGCAGCAGTATGCCTACCTCTTTCAGATGTCCCAGCAGCTCTCCGCCGCCCTCTGTCAGGTGCAGGGCGACACCGCGGCAGCGGATCACCGTACGGGAGAGGTGTCGCAGCAGCAAAAAGAGCAGTATCAGAATCTGAAAGCACTGGTTGTCAAGTCGGCGGACACGGTGAAAAGAGAGATGGACGTGCTCTCCCAGCGCCTCACGGGGGAGTATGTGGCGGCATCGGACTTCGGCAGCTATGTGGAAAAGCTCAGCGCCTATCTGGAAGCAAACCCGGAGGCGCTGACCCAGTATTACAGCTTTGTCTCCGACCTGCGTGCCGGGACGGAGGCTGTCGGCACCGCTTTTGATCGCTATGTCACCCGGACGGAAGGCTATATCCGCACCGGCATCGTGGACTACGACGGGGAAACGCCCGTTTACGGCGTGGCCGTGGGGCAGGGATTGACCACCAAGACCGTGACACTGCCCGACGGATCCGCCGCCGATTACATTCAACCCCGGCAGTTCCGCTCGGTGTTCACCGCCCGGAGACTGTCGTTCTATCAGGACGACGTGGAGGTGGCCTATCTCTCCAACAACCGCCTGTATATCACCGACGCCCAGATCACCGGCCGCGTCTTTCTGGGCGAGGACTGGCAGCTGGAGCGCTTAAGCGGGCTGACACTGCGCTGGATCGGAGGATAACGGCATGAAAACGATCGCTGTAAAGAAGGAGGAACATCATGGCGACTTTTTCCACACTAAGCGCGAATAACAACAACTACACGCTGCGCCTGGAGGTGGCGGAAAACAGCACTGACGTTGCCTCCAACACCTCCGCCGTTTCCTGGGCGCTGTATATTGACAGCACCTACGCCCGGTTCGAGGACTATACCGTTGCGGCGGACGTGGTGCTCGACGGCGTTACCGTTTACCGGGATACCGCGTACCGCTCCATGCCGGATACCCGCCGGGAGTCTCTTCTGCTGGGCAGCGGCACCGCTGGTATCGCCCACAATGGGGACGGCGGCAAAACCCTGAATGTGAGCTACTCCATCGCCATGGACGCGGCGTCCTACACACCCGGCAATGTGTCCGGAAGCGGTTCCATGCCGCTGACGAATCTCCCCCGGGCATCCTCTGTGTCCTGCGGCAGCTTTACGCTCGGCAGCGCGGGCAGCATCTGCGTCGGTGCCGCTTCACCGGAGTTTACCCATACCCTTACATACGCTTTCGGCGGCGCCTCCGGCACGGTGGCGGCGGGCGTCGGCGGCGGTACGGTGGACTGGACGCCGCCTTTGACGCTGGCGGCGCAGATTCCCAACAGCACCTCCGGCCCGGGAACGATTACCTGCACCACTTACCGGGATGGCAGCGTCGTGGGTTCGGCATCCTGCTCCTTTACGGGCTATGTGCCGGCGTGGGTGGTGCCTGTGGTCTCCGCCTTTACGGTGTCGCCGGTCAATAAGCTGGACATATTGTCGGGCGTCTATGTAAAAGGCGTTACCGCCGCGCAGTACAAGGTGGCGGCCGCAGGCGCGTATGGCGCCGCCATGGTGGGCTGCACGGTGGAAATGGGAAGTACCTTCGGTTATGGTTTCAGTGGGACCATAGCGGCTGTATCAAATGCCGGCGCCGTGACGCCCACTGTGACGGTGCGGGATTCCAGAGGGAGAACCACTGTCCGGACGCTTCCGGCTGTGACGGTGTATGACTACGCGCTTCCCGCCGTTTCCGGTTTGACCGCCCGGCGCTGTACCGCCGACGGTACGGCGTCCGATACCGGCACCTATCTGCACATCACAGGTACGGTGAAATATTCCGGTATTGGCAACCGCAACACAGCCGGCGTCAAGGCCCGCTATAAGGCGTCCGGCGGCTCTTTCAACGGCTATACGCCCATAAGCGGCATAGATTCCGTTATCGGCGGCGATCTGGCGGTGAACCGCTCTTATGTGCTGGAGGTGACCACCACAGATCTGCTGGGGGGCAGCAGTACAGATTCGGACAACATCGCCACCTCCTCCGTTGCCATGAACCTCCGGAAAGGCGGAAAAGGCATCGCCGTGGGGAAATACGCCGAAAGAGATCAACTATTGGACGTGGCGTGGGACACACGCATTGAAGGCGATCTGACGGTGGACGGTGCCATCAGAGGAACAGCCGACATGGCGCAAAAAGCCCTGACCGCGGATGCCGCCGTCATTATGCGCTCTGTGGACACGCGCTCTGTCAACTATGCGCCGACCACCTACATCACCGGCACCGGAATGGGTGTTCGCAGTGAGTTTAAATACGCCTATGTGATCGGGGTTCCCACGGGCACCTATGTGCAGCTCGTCACGTTTATCCCGTGGTCAGACGCGGGCGGCGGCCTGCCAAGTCAAATGGCCATCGGTAACGGGCATATCTATTTCAGAACCGCGGACAGTACGACGGCCTGGGGCAGCTGGCGGGAATTGTAAGAAGGAGATATCATGGCAAATTTAAGTTATGGAAGCTATGGAGACGAGGTAAGAAAACTCCAGACAGCCCTGAACCGGGCAGGATACAATCTGGATGTGGACGGAGGCTTCGGCAGAAAAACACAGGCGGCGGTGTTGGATTATCAGGTTCAAAACGGACTGCGCCTGAAAGACGGCGTCGTGGGAAACGAGACGTGGGGGAGCCTTGCCAATCAGTCTGTCACACCTGCCGCGCCGCAGACCGGCGCCGCCGTACGCGCCGGTGTTTCACAGGATACCATCGATGCCCTTGCCAAGCTGGAACAAGGTTACGCGCCCTCCCAGGAGACGGATGCGGCGCAGGCAAATCTGGACAGCGTCAACAGTATGAGACCAAATGATTTTACGTCTCAGTATACATCTGAGCTGCACCGGCTTTACGACCGGATCGCGGGGCGGAAAGCGTTTTCCTATGACCCGGGCAAGGACGCCGCCTTTGCCCAGTATGCCCAGGAGTACACCCGCCAGGGAAAACAGGCCATGGAGGACACCGTGGGAAGATCCGCGGCGCTCTCCGGCGGCTATGCGTCCTCCTACGCGCAGACAGCGGGCCAACAGTCCTACCAGTCCTATTTGCAGCAGCTCTATGATCTGCTGCCCCAGCTGTCGGAAAAGGCGAGGGAGCAGTACGACCGAGAGGGCGATCAGCTCAACGGTCAGTATGCTCTTTTGCAAAAGCAGGACAGCCAGGCGTATGATCGCTGGCGCGACACCGCAGCCGACTGGAACAGCGCGCAGAGCGCGGCGTACAAGCAGTATGAGAGCGCCCGTTCCAAGGATGCGGACGACTATAAGGTGCTGCTGAACTACTATGCGGATAAAGCCGCCGCCGAGCAAAAAGCGGCGGCAGAGGGCGCGGTGAACAACAGCGGCGCCGCTCATACCGCCCCGCAAAGCGACGCGCTGAGTTCCGTTGCCTACGGAAGTCTTTCCGGCGCCATGGGGAACTATCTCAAAGCAGGGCAGTACGGCAGCGCGGCCGCGCTTTGGGGACAGTACCAAGGGCGCATGACCGCCGGGCAAAAGCAGAGCCTTTCAGCACTTTTTCAAAAGTATGGCTATCAGATTTAA